CTCCCGGCTCCCAACATCCGAAGGATTTTGACTTTTTGTCTGCCTTCTTTAAACCTGTTCAATCAGCTGGTCAAACCATTATGGTCCCTCTCTTCAACACTGACCGCCTTGCGGCTCATGTTTCTTGGGGCCCTCGTAATTGGAGTGACTTCACTGAGTTTCAACGGATCGCAATGATCCGGCAGGTTGGAATTTGGGACGACAAGTTTTGTGATACTCTTGAAACTTGGCTCGCACAGCATCGCTCGACGGTGACTCCTGAAGAATTTTCCGCCCTAGTTCCTTCTAGGGAGGTTTTAAGGAATTCCTATCTTGTCCCTCGCTGTCGTGAGAACATTATTGTTCCCCAAGCTCGATCCCTTAAAGGGGCGCTTAATGGCCCAGCCCCTTTAAAACCAAACTTTTCTATGTCTGATCGTGGTACTTGGTCTCGCTCAATTGATGCAAAACTTGAGGGTGCAGGTTGCACCCAAACTGGCAAGGACTATCTTTTGATGGCCCTTGACCCTTTTCCTGACACGGAGCACCCACTTGTGGGTCTGCCCGACGGCTCTTCTGGTCGCTCAGTCGTTCAGCAGTACAACCAGCTCCTCACTGTCTCCGCACCTCCCGGTCTTGTCGCTGGCAACACCTGGGATTTGCACGTGGCCTTCATCCCGGAACTTTTTGACCCCGTCTTGAACTCTCAGACCGCCCACGGCGGCATGTCCACGTACCCTGGGGTCATCACTTCGGATGATTCCCAAACTCTGTCCATCACAAATCAGACCTTCCCTTGGAGGGCTCCTGTTTGTTGTGTGGCTGTTCCCTCTGGCACCCAAACGTTTCCAACAACTGGGTCGACCACCTTTTTCAACCCTGCGACAATGTCGATTCAAGGGTTCAACCTTACTGGCTACGTTGGCCCTCAGTCTCGTTTGGTTGCTGGTGGAGTAGAGTGTGACAACACCACCCCGGAGCTTAATATCTCCGGGGGTGTCACGTACTACACCACCCCTGGTGAGACCGTCCCTAGCACCACTGGTGTCCAGGACTTGTCAAGTGGTACAAACTACCCCACCGTTCGAACTGTTTCGATCACTCGCTGCCCTCCTTCCACTGTTGCGCTTGCACAGTCTATTCCCTCCTCCGTTCGCCGAAAGGCTAAAGAGGGGGCGTATATTCAGTTGCGCCCGAGTAAGGGTCAGCCCAACCCTCCGATCGAACCTGTTCGACACACCCGCGTCTTCCAGTCCCAGGGATCCATCAATGCTCTTGGTGCGGTCCCCACCTCTGGTTTTACAGGCGCTCCCTCTGGGATTGTCACTGTCGCGGCTTTCACACCCATCCCCATCTTGCCCTACACTCAAGCCGTCCCTTTCGACATCTCTGGGGCATACTTTACGGGGTTGTCCTCCCAATCCACAATTGATGTGACTCTTCGTCTCTACATTGAGACCTTCCCGTCCCAAACCGCCCAGACCCTGGTGTCTGTTACCAACCCCACCCCTGTTTTGGATGAGTGTGCCATGGAACTCTTTTCTAAGATTTCGGCCACTCTTCCCCCTGGTTGTGAGGTGAAGTACAACGCCAATGGTGGGTGGTTCAAAGGCATCATGAACAAAGTAGCCCAGTACGCTCCGACCATTGGGTCAGCGCTTGGCTCAGTGATTCCTGGTGCCGGCCTTATTGGACAAGGCCTTGGCGGTGTCGCCGAGCTGCTCTCCGGGATGAAACTCGGGGAGAAAGCTCAAAAGGAGGTTGACACTCGTCGGGAGCGAATTCAACGCGACTTGCAACCAGGTGGCCGCACTATGGTGAGGCTGTCTGGCAATTCTCGCATCGCTTCCGCTGCCAAGAAGACCGCTGCCAA